AAAACAAATACTAAACAAATAATTCAAAAAAGGTAGTACACAGATCAATCGTACTACCTTTTCTATTTTTAGTCTTTGCGCTTAATAGTTTGGTTTTTCGCTAGACTTTTCCTATATTGCATAATAATTCGAAAATTATGAGTATAGGGTAAGCTATTTGTTTTTACTCTATCATATAAGAAATATTGCACTCATTGTCGCCAAACTTATGAGTGCTTTTTTTATTTCTAGTCTTTGACAAAAATACCGTCTCTAGTTTTTCCTGTCCTGTTCTTGATTTCATCCCAAGCAGCCTGCAAGCAATCTACAGGATCTAGATCTAACTGAGCAGCCAAGATGATAAGAGTCACAAAGCTGTCGCCTATCCCGTCGATTATACCTGCCTTATCATTTTTTAATAATGCTCCTGTAAGCTCGCCTACTTCTTCATTGACCTTCAACATCTGCTTAGGTGCATTTAGGCTTGACAGTATACCCTTGTCTTTTGCCCACTGTTCAACTTTATACTGTAAGTCTTCAAATGTCTCTACTGGCTTAAATTCGTGTCTTTTTGGCATTGTTTTATTTTTTGTCTGATTAAATCTTTATCTATCCATTCGCCTGTCAATTCTCTGTAGATGTAATCTAATGCTTTTATTAGATCTTCCTGCTTAGTTTCTGTGCTTTTCTTTCCTGCTCTAGTCAAGTATTTTAGTGCATTGATCCTATAAAAACCTTCTACATCCAAACCTTGACTTTTTGCCCACGTGACAACATCAATGCTGCTGCCTTCGTTTGTGTAGTGATCAGGACTATTCATAACCAAATGCTTTTAATGTTAACGGAAATCTATTTGATTCTCTGACTTGCTCTAGCATCATTTGCGCTATTGTGCGTATTTCTAGCTGTGCGTGTTTAGAGTTGCGCAAACTAAGAAAGTGCATCAGTGAACGCATATTAAATGCCATTGTATAGTTAAGCATCTTGCTGTATGGTAGAAAGTATCTAGCACTTTCTTTAGCTCTTGTACGTCCTAGTATAGGTGTAAGTTCTTTCAGTGCTTTATGGTAGAGCCTATGACACTCTTTAGTGCTTTGATCAATCAGTACAGCCCATTTAGTTAGTATCATATCATCAGTACCTAACCAATCACTAGGTATGTAGAATTTATCTTCCAACTCTTTATATCTTGCAGACTCAGTATTAATACTCACGCCTATGCGATGTTTTAAACACTGCACATGTGTTGCTATATCTGCACAAACATCAAAGCGAATATAGGAAAATTCAAATGGTGTGTGGTGCTTATGTTCTGCAAGCATAGATAGTAGCTGCTGTGGTGTTTTCTTTTTTGTCTTAACCAGGTAGTCAAAGATAGCGTCTATCCTGTCCTCTACACGTACAGGTATCTGTATATTTAGTTCTTTAAATGTAGATTGCCAGGCAGCCAGACAAAAGCTTTTATCACTGCCTGCTACATCTATCATTGTTGTACTAAGCTTTGTCTGCATCTTGTTCGTCTTGTTGTCTTTGTTTTTGCGCTCTACGCTTTAATAGTCTATCATATACTGCTGACTGCAAAATGCCTTTACATTTGTCTAAATCACTTTGCCCTGAAGCGATCACTTGAAAAGTGTCAGAAGGTAGTATCTTATCAAACTTGTCACGCTTTAAGCAGTGTACGTTGTACAGAAACACATTTACATTGTTTCCGTTTTGATCAGTAGCTACCACAGGGTTTGAAGATATAAAACCAAGTAGTAAGCTCTTGTCTATTTTTGAGTACATGCAAAAGCGTTGGTTGGATGATGGTCCTGCTGACCATTGCACTAAATTGTTTATTCCTGCCATGATATTATTTTAGTTAGTTAATAAAAAAAGGTGTCAAGCATTCACTGCTAAACACCCTAAACTCAAAAAATTATGTTATTTATATTTATACTACAAGATACCAAATATAAACGTATTATTCAAATTGTACGCTTTTTAGTTACAAAAACGAATGCCTGTTTCCCAACAAGCAAACGTCCAACTAAAAAAACATCAAAAATCTAAAGACTTTTCAAGTCTGCAATTAGGGATATGATACGTTCAAGTATATTAATAGATTTCATTGTAATGTTGTGTGCTAAGTGCTTTTCGATTCTTAGCCTAGATACAATCTCTTCAGTCTTTAATGCTATGTCAGCATCTAAGATGTCAAAATCATTCCAATCTGCTCTAGTGGCTGTTCTAATAGTGCCTGCTATCTTAAAAACGTTATCTGTCAAGCCTAAGCCCTCCATGAAGTTAAACTTATTATCTTGTAGTGCGTTTTCTACTTCTACGATAGTGTCCACTACTACATCTATTGCTTTCCAGAAAGTCTGTGTTGCTAATTGCTTTTTCTCGTTTTGCATTTTTTATATTATTTTTGTAAATTAAATAGTGACAATATAAGCAAAAACATCATATAATACAATACAACTATGCAAATAAACGAATTTAAGCAGGTCAAGCAAAACCTAAGCAACCCTAGATACATACTAGAAGACAAATTTAGTCTTTTATTAAAAAGCATACTGCAAAGACCCGACATACTAGACATAAGACCGATAGTAGTTAAGTTGCCCGAAAATATAGTACTAGGTGGAAACATGCGACATAAAGCAATATTACACATATTAGACTGTGACTTAACACAATTTGATTTTAATTTTGATATTGAATTTTGGCAAAAAGTGCAGCAAGGCGAAATACCAGACAGTTGGATAGTATTTAAAGAAATGACCAAACACGAAGCAGATGAATTTATCATAAAAGATAATGTCGGTTTTGGTCAATGGGATTGGGATGTACTTGCGAACGACTGGAGCGAAGACGATCTACAAGATTGGGGATTAGATATACCTAGCTTAGATTGCGAAATAGATGAAAATGAAGAATTGATCGACGATAATGAAGATGATACACTATTTAAGGTGCAGATAGAGCTATCTAGTAAAGATGAGCAACAAAGCATAATTAATGAGCTGTCTAGTAAAGGTTATTCATGCAAAGCTTTAAATTAACTGATATGACAGAAAAATGGAAAAACATAAACGGATTTGATGGATTTTATCAAGTTTCAGATCAAGGCAACATCAAAAGTTTTAAGGGACAAACGCCCAAAAATTTGAAGGCAGGAACGGATAAAGATGGCTATAAGTATGTTTTATTGTCAGGTTCTTCTGTTAAAAATGTAACTGTACACAAATTAGTGGCTTTGCATTTTTGCGATGGACACCATGAAGGCTTGCAGGTCAACCATATAAACGGGAACAGATCTGACAATAGGGCAGTTAATTTAGAGTGGGTAACACATAGACAAAATCAAGAAAGATATAGATCTAATCGGGCTAAGTATGGATGCGGCATATCGAGAACTAAGTCGGGTAGATACAGATTAAATATACTTATAAAAGGTAAAAATAAATATTTAGGCACATACGATACAGCTCAGCAAGCTAGAGCGGTAAAGGCGTATTTTAAAAAACAAAACAATATAAAATAACATGAACAGCACTGAACATAAGAAAAAAGCTATACTAGAAGCTTTAGAAAAAACACTAGGAGTAGTAACCACTGCTTGTAAAAATATAGGCATAGGTAGAACTCAATTTTATCATTGGCTAAAAACTGATGCAGACTTCAAAAGCAAAGTGGATGACATAGGTAATGTATCACTAGATTTTGTGGAATCGCAGCTATTCAAGCAGATAAGAGCAGGCAGCACAGCAGCTACTATTTTTTATTTAAAGACTAAAGGCAAAAATAGAGGATACGTAGAACGTCAAGAGATAGCAGCAGCAAAAGATGAAAGTATAACATTCCAAGTTATAAGAAGCAGCAAAGATGAATGTACAAACTAGTCCCGTGTTTGAAAAAAACTACTTATCAACTAAAGAAATTATCGTCAACCGTGGTGGCTCTAGTGGTGGTAAAACTTACTCTATACTACAGCTAATTGCAAAGTGGTTGCTAACAGGCGAAATGAGACAAGGCGAAATAGTACCAAGTGGTGTATGTAGTGTAGTTCGCAAAACATTACCCGCACTAAAAAAGTCGGGGCTTAGGGACTTTAAGAACATATTAACTGCGTGGGGTCGATTTGGATCTACTGGCAAAGGTCAAGTAGTATATAGGGCTCAAGACAATGAGTTCAAATTTAGCAAACGTACTGTAGAGTTTTTTGGATTGGATAAACCACAGAAAGCACGTGGACCACGTAGGCAGTTTCTGTACATGATTGAAGCCAATGAGTTTACATACGAGGATTATTTTCAGCTAGAGATCAGAACACAGTTCTGTACATTTATGTGTTTCAATCCTAGTGATCCATATATCTGGATTAAAGAAGTACTAGAAGATAAGACAGCTATAGAGGATGAAACAGTGCAGACGATTATTAGCACGTACTTAGATAATCCATTTTTGCCCGAAAAGCAAGCCAAAGGTATAGCTAATATAAAAGATCCCGAACTGCGAAAAGTATATACACTTGGTCAGTATGGACTAGTCAAAGGTTTGATATTCCCTAATATAGAGATTGT